TCTAATGCGTTAGATACAATCTCATTCCATGTATTAGTTACACCAGTGGTTGGAGTATTTGGTATACTAAAGCTGTCTCCGTACACATGTAGTTTCATTACTTGTCAATAAACTGCGATAGTTGCGGGGCCATCCAACCTTCTGGCTTTAGTACTTTGCCGTCTTCACGTTTAATTACTTTGCCTGTGTCTGGATCGATCTTTGCAAAGTTAGTGTTCATCACTTCTTTCCAAGCTGCTTCGCCGTCCCATCCTGCTGCACGAATAGCACCCATCGTAACGACTAAGATATCTACTAGTGCATCAAGTTGTTCTACCTTATCATCTGCTATTACTGCATCTACCAGTTCGCCGTACTCTTCATCTATAAGACCAAGATACATTTTGTAGTTTTCAGGACTTGCTGGTTGATCACATGCTGTTGCAAATGTTTCAATATCTTTAAATGTATTTGTCATATTACCTCTTATGTGCCAGTGTTAACAAAGCTAGTAGGGTCAATGGTTGCATGTTCGCCGTCAGCGTATTCTGCACCAATACTAATCCCGCTAGGTTTCTCTTTTGAGTATGCTAGGATACTTTCATTTTCAACTTTGCGAATTTCAATTATGATGTCATCGGTATTGATATCAATGCCTCTAGTCCATCGTCCGTGCATTATTAAAATCCAATCACCAATATCAAATTCATCTTTGTTGTCAGGACCTTTAGAGTACACTCTAGCCCAGCGTGGGTAGATACCTCTAGTCTGTCCGTCATCACTTCCGATAATAAGACCACTTGCTGTAGTTTGTTCGCCGAAGTGCATATCTGTTACTAGTATGTCTTCGCCTTTTGCACGAGCTGTGCCTTTAATTGCATTTATATTTTGAGCCATTAATCACCTTTTTTTACAAAATTGCCGTCTTTATCTTCTACCCAGTCATCGTCTGCTACGCCTGGCTCTTCCCAGTCATCAACTAAGTCTTTGACAGGTTCACTTACTGCTTGTTGTTCTACAACACCTTTGGAGTTTTCATAATACTCTTTTACAACGTCTTCTCGCTTGCGTACGATCTTGCCGCCTGCGCCTAGTTCATCGCCTCGAGCATTAATTTTTGCATTACCAACTGCTGGTGTGAGTTCGTTTCGTTTACGTAACATATCCATATCAACAACTTTACCTTGCATTGTTTTATAAACTTTGTTACCTTTAGTTTTTTGTACCATTTTATATCTCCTAAAATTATACTAGTACTTATCTCAAGAACTCTCTCCAGTCCAGGTCATACTGGATTGAATCAATTCTGTGTACTCCTATTAAGTATAGCACATAACTTGCTACACTACTACCTCTTCCTACTCCCCAAACAATATTATTTTCTCGCATAAAATCTACAAGATAAATCATATACCGTAATAAGTCGTGCATACCACGTGCTTCGTATTCTCGTAGTTCTTCCCATATACGTTCTTGATGGGGTATTTCCTCGCAGGGTATTTCGGCTTTGCTTAATACATACTTGTATACATTGATATCTTTATATTCATCAGGCATAAACCATTCGGACTGTAGCGCATGGTCAAAGTCTGTTTGATCTACATCTAATGCAATATATTGTTTAAGTTCAGGTAAGTATTGCTCACGCATTGCTTCATTAAATTTGTCTACATCATCATTAGGATCACATAGTACAACATGACACTTATCAACATGACCGCTATAGATCATGTCAACTAAGTCTTTATTACTAAATCGTGGAATACCGAGGTTATCTGTTTTCATAAGCATACACTTATTTTAACTGATATTTATTAAACTGTCAAGTCCTGATTCGCCATTTTCTTCATTTTGTTTAGCATATTGCTTGGCACGCCTGAAATAAGCTTCTTCTTTATACATTTCTAACATATTAGAGATCTGTACCTGAACTTGAGGATTTCGAGTTTGCCAGTATTTTCTGCCAAGTTCGATTATCTTTTGCTCTAGCTCTACTTCACTAAGTAGAGAAATATCATCTGACAAAGGATTAAACATTATGCAGTTGTAAACTCGCCAATGTATTCCATAAATAATTCACTTCCGCCGTTTATTGTCCATACGTCTATAATTTTTGGAGAACTGGTACTAGTAACAGTAAAGTCTCCTGTTGGAAAATTTGGATCAACTTTGATTGTGCCAGCACCAGCTGCTTCAAAAATAACAGTTTTAGTACCGCCGGATGATTTAATTGCTAGTCTCATTTTGCCGTATACGCCATTAGCTGGCCACCCGCCTAAGCTTAGTCTTGCTGATGCACTATTTGCCATTGTGATATTTTGATAATATGCATCTGACCAAAGTATATCACCGTCTGCATCATTAGTAACAGTCTTATTTAATGACTCGCCAGCGACCCCTTCTAAAACAGCATTCTTAATAATGTTACCTTGCATATCGTTATTAAGTACAGTAGTACCTAACGCTGCTTTTACAACGACTTTTGATTCTAAGTCCTTAACAGCAGTTTTTGTTGCTGTAAGACTTGATTGTATTGCTGCAAAGTTATCTCTAAAACCTTGCGAATCGTTATCTTGCCCAGCAATTGGATATTCTTCATCTATTTGTTCTGGGGTTATGTTGTCACTTGTTGCCATAATGTGTTTCTCCTACACTTATTTATCTGGGTTATATATTGAATCGGTAATTTGCGAAAAGAATGTACTGTTCTTGACTTGTATTATCTGTACCGTCAATTATATACCTATCCATATCCAAATTAAATATTTTAAAATTAAAATTACTTGCGTTGATTGCTGCTTTAATTATTGCACTAGTGCCCGGCTTACAATAACATAGTACTATTGACGGAGTAAATCCTAACTCATTTACACTATTTGATTGCTGGCTCCGCATCCAAAGAGGAACAAACTGTCTATTAGTGGCTCCTACAGTTCGAATATTATCTCTCATATTATTTAAATTACTAATATAGCGCACGTTGTCGCTAGTTGCCGATACGTTAATTGCGTCAGTGTCAACTTTGATAGTATTTTCATATGCTGGACGCATCTTTGTATTCTTAACATCACCTTCTAGTATTTTTAGTAAGTTATCTTCTGTTCTTCCGTCTATTACAAGGCCGTTGGCCCATTGTAAATCAAAGCTTCCATCGTCTCTAGTACTAACTGTAAAATCTTCATCAAGTGTTACTACTAATGGACCTTTTCTAGTACTAATTGAAAAGCTTGGCTTTACGTCATAATCATAAAACATATCTTTTGGATTATAATTAACAGAATCAACTGTTATTTTTTTATTATTAGTTATAGTAATAGATTTATTAGTTCTTTTTGAAGTTTTAGAATCTCTTGGATCTATAACATCTAAGTATATTACTTCGTATACTACTGTGTTAGTTCCTTCTAATTTAGCTTCAGCAGTTTGTAAATCACCAACAATGTATTGAGACCTTTTGTGATTCTTTGCAGCAGCAGCTACAAAATTTTGAATTTCTGCTGACTGAATACCGTAGTATACTGGAACCCTGACATCTCGTTGTATTCCAAAGTTTTTATCTCCAGGTCTATAAATGTTCTCTGGAATAAATATTTCTGGATCTGATATAAAGTTTCTAAATGTTTGTTTAATATCTGTTTTTAAGAACGGCTTCATACTAATATTACTATATTTTATTATCTCCGGATCTGACACCGTAATGCTAAATTCCTGTTTAGCTATACTATATTTGTATTGATCTTCGGCGTTAACTATAAACTTAAATTTTCTATCAATTCTAGTAATATTAGCGTCGAATAAAATATTGTCTGAATTAAAAATAGTTAATCCAGTTTTACTAAAATTAAATTCTTCCCATAATGATATGTCAGTTGAAAATATTCCCGAACTTGTACTTAAATGATTGCTTTTAGTAGTATACAACGTGCCGTTGTGTTTTACAACATCTCCTGATACGTATGTCCTAGAACCTCTCCATAAACTTTTATATTTTTTCTCACCAAAGGAATTAACTTTCCCTGCGATTTCTCCGTCAAACGTAAGTGCTAACCCTGGTGGTAAATTTCCGCTTGCTAAACTGTAAAGTACTTGCGAGTTTGGTACAGTAGTAGTCGCCTCAACACGCAACACACTAATAGAATTAGTATTAAGTTTTCCTAAATCAGACAAAGTGACCCATTTTGTTTCTGAGTTAACTTCGCCTAATAATCTAAGTGTAAACGTCTTTAATGACGACACACTTTCTGTGACGTTATCTGGAGTTATACGAGTCGCAATAAGCGTAAATATATATGTACTAGTAACTTTTGATTGATAAGGTACCCTGCCTGCAATTTCTCCATTCGAAAGATCTATTGCTACACCTGGAGGAAGTATACTTGCAGTTTCTGGCACTACTACTTCCCATTCGTCAGCAGTAATTGGATTAGGGGTATTACCTATAAAGCTATCCGGACCTCTGCCACTGTCTATAAACTTTGGCAATCTTCCTGTAATTTCATAATACCCGTTAGTTACAATTTCGCCTGTAGTTTTTAATTTGTATGTGCCTGGATTAGTTTCTGCCACACTGTATGTAATAAAGCCTACTTGAGTATTTGTATCAATTATATCTAACTGAAGTGTTATATAGTTGTTTGCACGTTTAATTCCTAAGTCGCCGGGCGTAATCCATATAGGAGTTCTTAAATTAGTATTATCAGCAGTAAACGTTCCACTACCTACTTGTAAGAGTGTATTGTCTGCTCGAAAGAAATCATCCCCAACAACAAAGATCTTAAACGTTCTGCGAGATACAGCATCGCCGTCTGTAACATTTACTGTAAATTGATAGTAGCGATTTAGTTTATTTGGCGCACGTTCTGTATAATTGAAATCCCATGTAGCTGTGTCATAATAAAAACTGTCAAATCCGTTAGAACTACGTATACCAAAATCAAAGCCGCCGGAAGTTATATCATACGGACTTGTATCATAAAAGCCGCTTGAATATATTTCGCCTCGTTCGATTGCTAGTAATGGATCTACAATACCAATAATTCTACCATCGCTAGTTAATGTGCAACCTGGAGGCAGCTCACCGTCGCCGCTGCTAATATAATATTCTAAAGTTTGGCCGGCTGCTAAGTCATCATCAGTTGCTACTAATTGAAAGTCTATTGGGCTACTATCTAGAATAAAAAATGTATTATTATTACCTACTGCTAATTGGCCTGCAAGTGTTGACCATGTTGGTAAGTCTGGACCGTTAACTGTAATTCTAAAAGTACGATCTGTTATTACTGTACCTACTGTTGCTCGTAATACAAATTTATACTCTGTAATTCTAGCAACTTCGTACGGAGTGCCGGTTAAGGTAATACCAGTTATTTTTAAACCAGGAGGTAGACTACCGCTAATAAGAGAAATTGTTGCTGTTGGGTCAACAGGTAACGGTATCAAAACTGTTACTTTTTCAACAAGTTCTCTTAAGAGAGAATTATTACTTGTGTCTGTCCATAAGTTTGCCATGTTTTATCCTAGAAAGCCAAGGTCTACTGTATCGCCACGTTCTGGATCAAACGGTCCAAAATCTAAATCTGTGTTTGCAATAATAAATTCTATTGCGTTAGTGTATGTATTTCTAAAAGTTCCAAAGTCAAACCCTGTTAACGAACCAAGATTACGTACATCAATGCCGTGTACTAATCCTGTAAGTTCGCCATTAAAAGAAGTAGCAGTAATTGTGCCTGCACTAGCTATATCATATCCAGCAGCATTTAAATTTGCTGACAAAGTTGGCAATGTGTCTCTTGAAACAATGTTAGTTGTTTGTAATTCTATGTTTAATGTTTGGCCAGTTGCCGAAGTAGTAATACCATTTCCACCTGTAACAGACAAGCTTTGACTAGGAGCAATAGTTAATGAGCCACTGTCACTAATGATTAAAAGTTCGTCTAATGAATTTGGAACATTTAGCGTAATGTTTGTAGAAGTCTCACTAACATTAATATTCGTTCCGCCTACTATTTTCTTAAATTCATTTACGCCGTCATTCTTTCCTGAAAAAACAGAAGCACCTACTACTCCTACATTTTGAATAACAGTTTCTTCAATAACTCTAAGATCTAAATCTTCAAAGTTATCGTTGACTTTAAGAAATGCTTCACGGAGCGCATCACC